CTCTGCTTTGATTTTACGAAAATACTTAGTAGAGATTTTGTCTTGAGCTAATAGGATTTTTCTAGCGTACTTGAGCTTATCAATACGCTTAATGGTCATGGTTTAGCCTAATTTATGGTGCAAGTGGCGGAATGTCTGCGCCTGCCATATCCAGTGGGATTTTGTTACTATCGACCAGAATAACGTCGCCGCCATCTACTGACTCATAACCCATTGCCGCGCGTTTTTCGTCAATGCTAATTGAGGTTAAACCATCAATAACTTTGTTTCGTTCTGCGCGTCTCGGCTCTAATGCTGTGATGCCGTCAGCATCAACAATGAGCTGATAAGTTGCAGGAATCTTAAAATCTTTACGCAAGAAGCCAAGCAATTCAGAAAGCAAGCCATTAACCATCGGGATAACTTCATCTTCATAAAATGCCGCCCGCGCTTGCTCATAATTAGCAAACGTTTGACTGCCTTCGATGCCGATAATTTGCGGAGGAACGCGCAACACCTGGCACACATCAAGCTGACTTAATCGTTTCCCGCTAACAAATTCCATTTCCCTAGGCGTAAAACTCATACCCTGCCACTTCAATCCGCCATCCAAAATCATTGGCTTTCCTGAGTTTTTCGCCCCTGCATATTTGCCGTTAAATTGTTCTTGAAGGCGATTGAATGACGTGTCGCTGACTTCGCTATCAGTCCACAATACCCCGCTCGGAGTCATGCCGTTTTCAAGCATAGCCTTGTTAGATTTTGCGTACTCGTTGAGCGTGTCGATGCTATAGGCCGCAGAGTAAAGAGGACTAAGACCGCGCCATCTAAACAGTGGGTTGTACTCTGCCCAAATCATCAACTCAGAAAACTGATATTGTTTGACGGTCGATTCTTCGTAAGTGTCGCTTGGTGTATAAGAGCAAGCAACAGGCAAACCCATGCTAAAAGTGGTTATCTCAAGCCAATCAGGACGCAACGGCCATAACTCAACACTTTGACCAATGCCAATTTTTAATACATCGCCCTCGCCAGCAATATCATGTGCGCCGACCATTTGAGTTAGGAACTTTTCCCACGACTGCATAACGTTTGGCTTTTTCAATAACGCTAAAATAGGGTGATTTTCTACCGCCTCGCCATTTTCATTAACCAAAATCACAGGACATTCAATAGCTGCTTTTTGCTTTGCCATGATGCAAGCGCGAACTGTCGGATTATCACGATAACCTTCAGTGGCAAATGCCACAAACTCACGCGCCGACCATGTAGCCGAGTTTCTTTGCATAATCGAACGGATAGCATTAGAGGACTTTTCCTCTTTTTTCCAAAATTGCCACCATTTCGACATTATAAAAATCTCACTTTCGGTTCGTTTTTGCGTTTAACTAAGGGCTCGATTGCATAGCGCAATGCGTCAGCATAGTGATTATTTGCATCTTCTATGTCTGTTGTCGGCTCGCTATGTTTGTCGGTGCGATAGCTATACGCTGCCAATTCTGCATAACAGCAATCAGCATCAGGATGAATGATGATTTCTTTGAAAGATTGCAGGACGACAACACCATCCTCGACACTGCCTTTCCATTTGACGCACCCTTTGATTAAGGGAATGTCTTTTTTAACCTTGCTAATCGTTTCAGGTCTTGCACAATCGGCGCGTGATGTGAATTTCTTAACGCTTGGGACGTGCTTTTCTAGCCAGTCCGCCGTGTCGTCTAATTCAAGACCAACCTTTGAGCCTGCACGCCTTATGTAGAGCGTTTCATTTTTAACGTATGATTCAATGATGGCCGTAGGGTCAACACTAAAACCCCAGTCGATGCCGATTAACGGATCACCAAACGATTCATCAAGCGTAAAATCTAAAGACTTTAGCTTTTTTGCTAAAATCGAATTGTCAGATATTTTGAGAAATTTACCTTCCCAAATCCACGAATAACGACCTGCATCACCGCGCATATCGCGCAATCGCTGATTATTTAGCGACTCAGGAAACCACGGGTTATCCTGCCAATTAATCGTGATATGCAGTGTTTTATCGTCATTTTTAACGATAAATTCTTGCCATGTTGGGTCTGTTTCAAACCGTGGATTAAAAACAACATAAACCCGCACCATGCCGTAACGTGGTGTCGGTCTTAAATAATCCCATGAGTTTTGAGTGATGTTTTCAGCTTCGTCAGTCAACACAACACGAAGCTTATTAATCGACTTAATGTTCGTGATGTTGCTTTTTAGTCCTGCGAAAATAAACTTCGCGCCCGTGACTAAATTCGTTATTTCATTGTTTAGTATTTTAAAATAACTTTCTATTTTGTACTTTGATATTGCGCTAACGATTGTTGCATATAGGGAGTCGTTAATAGACTTCTGTATTTCACGACAACAGAGAATAACACCATCATCAATAAATGACTCGGTTATGCCAATGGCCGCTAAAGCCTCAGACTTTGCGCCACCCCTGCCACCTTCCCAAACGATAACATCATGCTGATTTGTTGTGATATTAACGAATGACGGGTGCAGTTTTTCAGGGTATTCAAACTTAATCATCTTTCGGCTTTACAGGTTGAAAACTAAAAACAGGTGCTTGTAATGCAGTGCCGTCTTTGCCTGTATGCTCTTGCACGTTCGTTTCTTTCCATCCCGCCTGTGTTTTCAAAAAGAAAATCATGCCCGTCATGTTGCCGCCTTTGATTGACTCCATTAGTTTGTTAGTCACTAATGCAATCCCTTTGGCTTTTCCTCTTTTAATAGCGGCTGCGAAATCTGCGGAATCTCTTTTTCTTTGGTGTAATGTTGATTCGCTAATACCCAATGCCGATGCTATCTGTTCTTGCGTCAAACCATTAGCCGCCAATGATTCAACCTGCTTCAAATCAATGTGGATTTTGGGCTTGGTTATCATTAGATAGCTCACTGTAATTTACATTTAGCCACTGCTCACAAACAGCCCGTGCCACCTGCTCGGTCATCTTAGGCGGTACACTCATACCGATCATGTATTTACCGATCTTGTCGGTCTTGGCGTGGTAGTCGTCGGGGAAAGAGCCGAGGCGCTTCCATTCGCGGTATGACGGCCTCCGGCGCTCACTCCAATGCTGTATTTGGTTGCACACCGATGGCAATGTGCAGGCTGGAAAATCGCCATTTAACCTGATTGTGTTGAAACACGAAACGCGATTTTCTTCACGCGCTATTGCTGTGGCGTAGGAATCGCCGGGTTTTGTTTTGTGCCACCACTTCAAATCACGCCCGCTTGGCGCAGTTTCAATCACCTCCTCAGCCGTCAGCGCCTGCAAATCAGCAGTAGCCTCCCCTGCACTTATCCACCGATGCGTCGGCGCCAGCTTCAAAGGCGGCACGTCGATATCATTGCGCACGGCACAGAAAAACACCCGCTCGCGCTTCTGAGGCACGCCACAATCAGCCGCATTCAGCAGAAACAACTGCGGACGATAGCCCAGCTCCTTAAACCGCGCCATCACCATCTTGGTGTAGCCTTTTGCATTGCCGATCAGCATACCCTTGACGTTTTCAGCGATTGCCACTTTTGGCCGTAGCTTACCGACTAAATCAAGATAATCAAAAAACAGATCTGACAATACCTGCTTCGCCTGCCCCTCTCTAAAATGCTTATCCTTGCCCCACGACTTTTCACGACTGCCCGCCATGCTAAAAGTGCTGCAAGGCGGCGACCCGTCTAAAATATCCAGATCGTACAATTCAGGCGGCAGGTCTTTGGTCAGCAAGTCACCAATCGGGCAAAGAAAATACAGGGGCGGATTCAGGTTGCGCTTGTAATGCCACGCCATCTCGGGGTCGATATCGTTTGCTGCAACTATCGTGCATCCTGCCCGCTTGTACCCCATGCTTGAGCCGCCACCACAAGCGAACGTACTCATAACCTTTACACCATTTTTTTTAATGGCTTCAAGGTCGGATAGATTCCATGCACAATCAGGTTTATTTATCATCAAATTCAAATCCACATTTTGGACAAATGCAGCTCATTTCGTAGCTGTCCACGTCGATCTCTTTTGCGCTCGAATCTTTTTCAGACTCAATTTTTTCAGACTCTAAAAATATATTCTGTAGCTCGGCAACCTCAAACCCCGTCAGCGCCAAATCAAAGCCCAAATCTGTAAGTTCGGCAAACTCGACCCGTAGCAATTCCTCATCCCAACCCGAATTAAGAGCTAGTTTGTTATCCGCAATAATGTAAGCCTTCTTCTGTGCCTCGCTTAAACCACTTAAAGTAATCGTCGGCACTTCGTCCATTTTTAGCTTTTGCGCTGCCATGATTCGACCATGACCTGCAATAATGCCGCCTTGACCATCAATCAAAACAGGATTAGTAAAACCAAACTCTTTTATGCTTGATGCAATCTGTAAAACCTGCTCGTCACTGTGCGTCCGCGAGTTATTGCAGTAAGGTATTAGCTCTTTAATTTTTTTATATTCAACTTTTAAGCCGCTCATCTCATCCCCTGCACTAACCAAAACACAAAATAAACTATCCAACCAGCACTAAACACAACAGCCATAAGGCAGAATATTAAAAATGCTTGGAATAGGAGCTGAATGACTTTCATTTAATCACTAACGCGATTAACCCAACAACAACCATACTCAAGATTAAACCTAACCCAATCATCAACCATTGTCTTGATTCAACCAATTGCGGCATTTGCAGCTCTATCGCATCAATACG